TGCATCACAGCTCACTTCTTTGTCTTGGAGTGAGCTTGCAGAAGCACAACTTGAAAGTGGGAAGACGGCAGACATAAGCATTCAGCAGAATTTTGATAATAGTTACCGAGGTTTGCCATTCAAGCCAAGACAGATAACGAAAGATGAAATCTCTTCTTTAAGGGAGCAGCACATCTGGAAGACACCTCCAACATTAGAGAATACAGAATTATTGTTTGTCACATCAGACACAATGGATGACTTCTCAAGTTATGCAGTATGGGCATGGACTACAGATGACAGCTTATATCTGATTGAATGTGGTGAAGTACCTTATATAGAGCTGACAGAGGACAAAAGAAATTCAATAAATGAAGAGCTGAAAGCAGAAGGAAAGCCACCTGTGAAGACACTTGATGATGTCATTTTTAAAGACTATCTAAAGAATGATGATGGAACAGGTTTAAAGCCTTTATTCACCATTCTTGATGTTGGTGGGCATAACAGTGAAGCAGTGAAGCACTTTGCATTTACAAGAAGCAATGTCTTTATGCAGAAACGGTACATCAATGACAAGTCAGAATTGGAGATGGAGTGAAAATCAACAAAAGCTACTCATCACAAATGAAAAATACTACCGTTCCACGGCAATATACTACCTATATGCACAAAAGAACAGACAGGAGAACTTCTTATGGTTTTATCCAGAGATTGATGAAGAACATTTAGCAGAGCTTAGAGATTGGCATCCAGACACATCTTCAAAATGGGGGGATGAATACTCAAATTGGATTTCTAAAACAGGCAAAGACCATTTAGCTGATTGTCTTAAATATGCATATCTCGCAAGAGATTTAGCGTGCATGACATTTGCAAAGACAAGATTCCGCTTCTGTAAAGCTCCGTCACTTCTAAGAAGATTTGAGAAAATGGATAATGCACAAGAACAACAGAAGAACAATATAAAACTCTTCACAAATTTATAAATAGAATAAGGAGACATTTAAATGATTGCTAAATTTGTCATCGGATTTGACTTCACATATAAAAGCCCAACAGAAGATGCTATTCTTGTCCTGCGCTCAGATAAAGCAAAATATACAGTCAATACACAAGATGGCTATCTAAAAGCATATGCATCGGACACAGCAGAGTGGATTCCTGGTGATTATCTATTCCAGTTATTGACTAGCAATGGATTAGCTGAAAGCGGTGCTATTACATTGCTCCCAAATTTTGCTTTACAACCACTCTCCGCAGATTTTAAGACCCCCGCACAGCAGATGGTTGATGCAATAGAGGCAGTCATTGAGGGAAGAGCAACACAGTCACAGAAGTCTCTCACAGTTGGAGACAAAAGTCTAACATATTGTGATTTAAGTGAACTTCTTCAATATCTTGACTATTTCAAGAAGAAAGTGGCTGAAGAACAGGGGCAAAGCAGCATAAATGATGAACATAGAGTTTTATATGTTTGGAGATGAGAATGAAAGCCTTAACTTCACTTAAGAATAAAATAAATCGTGTATTTGCACCAGTTGTTAATTCAACACGTGCTATGGCAGGCGCAATATTTTCACGAATGGAGAATTGGTCCCGTGAAATAATGAGTGCTAAGATAAATGGTGAAATAATGTTTGGCTTGCTTAGTACGATTGAGAAATGTCGTCGGCTTAGCATTAAATGACCCAATTATCCGTGCATATCTATCAGCATGCAGAAAGAATATCATAGGAAAGACAGGGTTTGAACTTCAGAGCCAGCTTAAGAACGGTGATGGTGGGCTTGCTGAAGAAATCAATGATGAGCTTGAATGGCAGTGGTATGAATGGGGCAAGGCTTCAAAAGGCGACCTCACTATAGACGGTGGAATGGGACATAAAGATTTTGATGCTTTGATTCTAAATACGCTCTTAGTGAACGGTGAGGTCTTTATTAGAGTGCATCACAAGGGAAAGTTTGGCATTCAGTTTGAATTAATTGACTCAAAAGTCATTGATTATACAAAATATAGAGAAAGCACACCAACACAGAATGGTATTGTGAATGGTGTTGAGATTGATGCAAATTATCGTCCAGTAGCTTATTGGATTCGTAAGGGAAACACCACAACATATCTTGTTGGAAAAGAAGAGAAAATACCAGCAAGTGAAGTCATTCATATCTATAAAAGAGAATTTCCTGAACAGACAAGAGGCATTCCACCATTTAATGCCGTATTAGGTGACATTAAGAATCTTGAGGAATACAAGGTCGCTGAAATCACTGCTGCTAAAGTCGGAGCATGCACAGCAGTATTCTTTGAAAGAAACACAAATCCTCAGTATGGTGACCCTCTCAATGACGGTGGCAAGGGCAAGACATATGTACAGCCTATATCACCAGGGACAGCAACTTATGCACCTGAAGGATTTAACGTTAAGACATTGACTCCAACTCATCCAAACGTTAATTATGCATCATTCCAAAAAGCAGTGCTTAAGCCTGCTGCATCTTCACTGGGCATTTCTTATGCAAAATTGACTAAAGATTATGAGGCAGTCAATTACTCTTCATTGAGAGAGGGAACACTTGATGAAGCAGCATTTTATCAAGAGTGGCAGGACTTCCTTATTGAAAATTGGAAAGAAATCGAGTTTGAGCTTTTTATCAAGACGTTGATTCTTAAGACAGATATTATTAAACCAAGAATGATTGATGCACTTCTAAGGCAGCATACTTGGATTACACAGAAGAGAGCATATTTCGACCCAGCAAAAGACCTTGTTGCAACGGAAAGAGAACTTAAACTTGGATTGAAGTCACCTCTTGCAATAATAGAGGAAGATGGAAGAGACCCTGATGAAGTCATGAAGCAGTGGGCTTTATATGACAATATGTGCAAGAAATATGGTTTGAGTTTCAATGTCAGAGGTGAAAAGGAAGAGACTATTAATTTTGAAGACCAGAACTTCAATGATGAAAGCATTCAACAAGAACAACTTAATCATGCACGTGATTGAATAAATAGATAATAAGGAACACATCTTATGAGTTTTACGAATATAAGAGCATTAGAACTTGAAGAGCCGATTGTTAATGATGACCTCATTGCATTTTCAGTTGCTTCGAGTGAACCGTATTTCAGGAAAACTAAAAATGAACTTCTAACAAGGCAGGGAATAGATGCGTATTGGGAAGTCTTAGAAATCAGTGACAAAGCTATAGACTTTGTCAGACTTATTGACCAGAGATGCCCTTTCATCATGGAGCATGACCCTAACAGACAACTTGGAGTTGTCGAAAAAGCCTATATAAGCAATGACAAACTTTATGTGGATGTCCGCTTTAGTAAAGATGAATATGCACAGAAAGTATTAAAGGATATTGTTTCAGGCATCAGGAGAAATGTTAGCATTGGTTATAGTGTCAATGATTATGAAATGCAACAGGGCATAGATGGTATTCCTATTATGCTTGTTACTTCTTGGCAACCTTATGAAGCTTCAAGTGTCTCATGCCCAGCTGACCCAACGGTTGGATATAAACGCTCATTAGAAATACAACCTGAAGATGCAAAGGATGAAAAAATGAACGAAGAAGAGAAATCAAAGAAAGCTTGTGAAGAGGAAGAGAAGAAATCTGAAGAACAGGCTGAAGAGCAGCAAGAAGAGACAGCTGAAGCAGCTGAAGAAGCAGCTGAAGAACTTACTAATGAAGAGAAAGAAGAAATCCGTGCGCTTGGTAAAGCTTTCAATAGAAGCAATGAAGCTGAAAGCTTCATTAAGTTAAATAAATCACTCGCTGAGTTTAAAAAATCATTAAACAACCCTTATAAGGAAAAAAATATTATGTCAGAAAGAAAATTCAACATCGCAAGAGCATTACTTGACAAAGTCGGCAAGATTGACCCAGCTAAAGCTGAGTTAGAAAGAAACATCATTGAAGAGAACAGACGCAACTTCAATATCAACACTAATGACATCGTCATCACTGAATCACAAGTCCGTGCAGGGTTTGATGGAACAGCTGATGCCCCTCTGCATCCAGCAGAATATCGTCCTGACCTCTATGCTGGCACGCTTGCTAAAGAGAACACCTTAGCTCGTGTTGGTGCAACCGTCGTTCCTACCGCTGGTGAAAGTGTCTCATATGCTGTATGCACATCTGGACTGAATGGATATTATGTTGATCCAAACAACCCAGTGCCAAGCGGAAATCCTACATTTGCACAGAAGACCCTCACTCCTCACACATATGGGTCAAGAACATTCATCTCTCACTTATCACAACTTCAAGACCGTCCAGAAGCTGCTGCTATTGCAATGGATGAACTCTTCAAAGGCATGGATTTCGTTAAAGATGTCAAGGCATTCCAAGGCACTGGAACAAACGGTGAACCTACTGGTGTATTGAATACCACTGGTTTGAACACAGTTGCCCTGACAGGCACACTTGACATCACAAAGGCTATGGAATTTGAAAAGAAGATTCGTGAAAGTGGTGATTATTCTTCTGATTTGAAATGGGTATTCGGAACAGAAGCCTACTACACTTGGAGCACAACTCCTGTCAAGACTACTGCTTTGAATGAATTCTTAATTGATTACAAGACAGGCAAATGCTTGGGCTATGAAGCAGTCTGCTCACCAGCAGTCCCAGCTTCAGCAGTATTGCTTGGAAACTTCAAAGAACTCTTAGTTGCTGACTTTGGTGGCATCAAGCTAAACATCACCCAAGATTTGAACTACGGTGCTTCTGATGCATATCAGATTGCTGGTATTGCTGACAATGATGTTAGCGTCCGCAGACCTGCTTCATTTACAAAGGGTGTCTAAAATAATATAAGAAAACAACTTGGGTGGTGAAATATCCACCCAAGTATTATAAAGACTATCATGAATGCATTTAAACAAGCTGTAAGCATAATCTTCAAAGATGAGAATTTCTTAGAGGAATTTGTCATCAACACAGTCAATGTGCCTTGCATCTGCTCGGCAATAGAAGACGGAGTCATCTATAGTGATGCAGGATTGGAAAACTCTGCTGACTTTACTCTTGATGTGCAACTACCAGCACTGACAGAGATAAAGATAAATGATGTCATCTCATTCAGAGGAAAGCAATATAAGATTTCACATCTTACCACAGATAGTGCAAATGCATCAATGAAACTGCATTTAGAGGATTTGACACAGCGATGAAAGCGGTGCTTTACATAGAAAATGCAAAGAAGTTTTTCAAGGACCTTGACTTCACTCAGAAAGATGTGGAGAAGGCTTGTCTTGAAGCACTTCCATTTGCAGCTTCTACATTTGCTAAAATTGCTTCTGACCAGACATATCCTGATAAAAGAAAGCTTAACAGTAAGAAGCCGTCACTTTCTTCACCAATCTCTCCAATATCGGAACACCCTTATTATAGGACAGTCATTGACTTGAGAGCTTTATGCTCAAAAGCTGGCATTGGACGAATGCATGCAACCAAAGAAGATTATGAAGCATTACGTAAGGGGATGAAATATAAAGTCTTGAATGGAAATAAAATGACATCTTCATCTTGGAAGCATTTCTATGCAAAGACAAAACAAGAAGCTATAGCAAAAGCAAAAATACATGCGAGAGCATTTGCCAAAGCGCAATGGGGTGCAAAACTCCAAGAGATTGGAGCGAAAATACCATCAGGCATTGCTTCTTTAATGAAGAAACTTGACACTCGTAGAGTTGAAGGAAGTGCAGACATTGAGGGGAAAGGCACTTCAATACAAAGTGTTAACATAAGCAACACATCATCATATTTAGACAAAGTATGCAAAGCGAATGTTGAAAAAATAGCTGAACCTTATGTAAAGAAAACGATAATCGCACAGGTCTATAAGAGGCTTCAATATGACAAAAACTTGTGAAAAGGAGACTATATCAAAACTATGTGATGCTTTATCAGGCATTTCTGAAGCAACAGTGACACAAGCTTACGACTTCTCAAATGAAAGGTCGCCTATAATGATTGTCGTTGCGGTTGACAGTGTGGAGAAGCCCCATATTGGATTAGATGACTACATCTTGAATGCATCTATTCTTGTCGATTCACTCATCACTGAAGATTTGACAGCATCTTCTTTATATAAAGTCAAGAATGACATTGACAAGGTATGTGCTGACACAGAAGCTCTATTTCCGACATTCACATCGGTATTTGGTGAACTTCCCGTCGTTGGATTTTATCAAAGTGCTGATGATGAAATATCATCTGACGGCACAAGCTTAATGGCTAAAAAACACTTAAAAGTAATCATTTCTTATTAATAAGGAAATCATATATATGGCATCAACTAGACACTTCGGAGTTTTAACAGACACATCAGGCATTTCAAGTGGATTAATCGTCACTGATATGAATGTCCAAAACCTTACAGACACAGCAGAAGCTCGTGATACGAAAGGTGAAGTAATTGACATTGCATCATATTCACTTCGTAAAAATATCTCTATCAATGGGCTATGGTGTGGAAGCGGAATTTCAGCAGGAACTATTGTGACAGTCGGTGGAAAGAGCGTCCTTGTCACTGAAAACACAAAGTCAGAATCAAACCAAGATTTTCAAAAGGGATCAATGACAGCAGTCACAGCCGACAATGCTGAACTTTGGGACATGGCAGCGATAAGCGGCCAATCATCACAGGACCTATAAGCTTAAAGCATCATGATAATTGACAAGAGACTACCTGAGAAGATTAGAAAATCAATATTAGCTCTTCAAGAAGATGATGACTTCGATAAAATCTATGGGAGTGATAAGAAGCTTGATGAACTATTTGATAAATGCTTTAACATTGAAGATGAACTAATGTCACTTCAGCTCATGGCGTCTCGGAAAAATGAATGTTAGAGGGTATGAGATTTACGGTCTCAGCCCTCTTGCGATGTCACTTTTATGGCTTAGCAAAAATGCAGTTTTAAAGGACATGAAAGAGATGACACCACAAGATGTTGATGAAGTCATTTTCTTGACTTATTCTAATGATGTGCCTCTTGACTTGAAGGCACTAAAAGAAACATCAAAAGACTTCTGTATACTTCATGAAATTTCCCCAGAAGATGCATTAGAGATTGTCATCACTTCTTTAAAACTTGCTTTTTTGCCATTGAAGCAGATATACACTTCAACAGAAAAACTTGTTTCAAGTGAGCCAGTCTTTGATGCAGATTGGCTTGCCGACCTTGTGGCATGTGTGACAAAGATGACCAAGCTAGAGCCAGAGAAGATAATGAGAACACCACTTAATGTTTGCTATCGTTATTATCTAAGCTACTTGAAGCAAGAGAAAATCCGCAACGTTGACAAAATTCCAGACCAAGAGATAATAAAAGAGATGGATTTTCGTACATGTGAGCTTGTCATTGACTACTTGATTGAGAAGAAAGTCATAAGAAAAAAGAGCAGAGAAAAATATTTGAACATCATAAGCAATGGGGCATTAAATGAGCATAACAACCAAGATAAGTTGTGACACATCTCAATATTCATCTTCTATGCAGAAGGTGAAGCAGGAAACTAATAATGCAATGACTTCAGCAAGTGCTTCAACTGACAAAGTCACTTCATCTATTGGTAAGCTAACACAAAGTGCAAATGCTTCAAATTCCTCATTGAACAGTGCTTCAAACCAGACAGCTGCATTCACCGATAAGTTGAAAATTGCAGGATTTCAAATGAAAGACTTGAGGGAAGCATTTTCAGGTGGTGCTCAAAGTGCTATGGCATGGGCAGGCTTGGCCGCAGCCGCAGTCAGCACAGTTGTGAATGCTTATCATTCCTATATTGAAGAGTTGAAAAAAGCCGAAGAGCATGAAAAGAAAATGCTTGAGCTAAGCCGACAAGCCGCAAAACAACAAAAAGACTTCCAAATTGAGGATGCATCAAAAGCTTCATCCAAAATGAAAGAGCTTCTTGCTTTGAGAGAGAATTGGAAGGGAACACAAGAGGAAGCCGTTAAAGAGAAGATTCTGCAAAGAGAGATTGCTTTGCTTCAGGAACAGCTTGCCGAAAATGACCGCATAAAAGTCTCGATAAATGGTCAGACAGTTGCACAGAAAGACCTAGCTGATGCAATACAAAAGACAATGGCTGCTGAAAGAGCTCTTCGACTACAACAGCTACAAGAAGATTATACAAGTATTGCTGAAAGGCATATCAAAGCATCTGCTGAAAAAGAGAAGGCTATGCTTGCTGGTGAAGGTGTACCAGAGAATTTAGCTTCAATCTTTTCAAGAATTGGAAATGGTGACTTTAGAGACATGGGAAATTTACTGAGCTTCTCTGATGTGGATATGGACACATTAAGAAGCACTAGTGAAGAGCTCTATGCACTAATGATGAATATGCAGAAAATTGCAAGAGAATATAAGACTTTGAATGATGACACTCAAAGCCCCGCTGATTTTTATAGGATGTGGCAGGCAAGAGCTTCTGACAAAGCAACTGCTGAAGTGAATGCACAATATGAAGCACAGAAAAAAACAAAAGAGGAAGAAGCTAAGAAATCTCAGGAAGAAGAGACAAGAAGACTGCAAGCGGAGGCAAGAGCTGCATATGAAGAACAATATGCAAGAGAGACTGACCCAATCAAGCAGAGAAGGATGCAGATTGAAAAAGAGCGAGATGAAATATTCAATAGAAACATAAATGAAGGCATGAATGAGGCTGACGCAAAGAGAAATGCTGATGTCTTGACTTGGAGAAAGCTTTATGATTTAGACTTACAGACAAGAAACACAAAGCCGACTTCACAGATTGAATATAAGAATGATGAGAGCATATTGACAAATGACCTCATTAAACAAGGTGGTGCACTTGGCATCCAGACAACAGACTATCAGAGAATGAACATTGAACTTGTGAAGCAAATAAAAAGCGGCATGGATAGGATGCTGCCATACATAATGAACTTAAGAAAAATTTGAGGATTTTGCATATATGAGTGGAAGCTGCTTTGAAAAACTTAGGGTGAAGTATCAAGGCTTCACAAGGGACAAAAATGTCAGTGAAGAAAAGACAACGATAACTTACATTGGAAGTCATGCACTTTGTAAAGAAGGCTATGATGAAGCTAGAGCAATGACTTCCCATCCTGAGTATGGGACGTTAGAGAACGCAAGGCTTATACCCGGTGAAGGTCCATTTTGGAACTTGGAGCTAACATATGCAATAGACATTGGTGGAAATGCAAAAAGCTCTAAAGGAAGCAGACTTGGTCCAAAGAACAGCACTATCAATGTAAGAATGATGGGCAACCCACTCGAGATGCATAAAAACTATCTTAAGAAATGGAATTATAATCTTTACACCACACTCCCACCAACAGCTAATGCAAGGCAGCTTATTGATGCTAGAGAAGAAGGGACATGGGAGAAGCTGATGACAAAAGCAAATGCAAGGAATGATGAAATTCCTGACAGCATGAAAGTATCTGCATGGGACCATAAAAAAGATTTGACAAAACCAGAGAATTTCATTATTGCATGGGGAAAATATCTCGCAGACCTCCCACAAATCTATTCAGAAGATGGAACTACTTTTGAATGGACAGAATGCTCTACAATGACAAAACCGCGGTGTAGAATATTACAACTATCCTGTCTATGAACTTAGTGAGGGGACATCATCAAGAAGTCAAAGTGACTGTGCATGGGTTGTCGCTGATGCAGTCGGTAAAGTCACAATACCAAAGAACGGTGACTTCGATA